CTTAAGCTGCCCCTTGTAGTGCCGCCCGACCTTCAGCGCGATCATCACGTCGTGCAGATCCATCAGCGGGCCAAAGTCGATCTCGTTCAGCACCTTGTTGATGGCGAAGAGGTCTTCCTCGGAATAGCCGGGCCAGGCGAACTCCCGCGCTGCCCAATGCACGAATACCCGCTTGAAGGCCTTCGACGGCGTCAGCCCGATCCCACCATGTTTGGCGATGTAGGTGAAGGTCTTTTCCAACGCCCGCACCATCGGTGAGTGCCCCAGCGCCGGGTTTGCATCGTCGATCTGGCGGAACTCGATCACCTCAAACCTCCCGAGCGAACCAGCGAATCCGGCCGATGATGTGAATTTCCTCGGCACTGCGCTCGTACGGACTGTAGAAACCGTTATCCGAGATTACCCGCACGGCGGGTGGGTCGCTGTTGGGAACGTGCTCGAGCCGCTTGGCCACCAACCCCATGCCATCGTCCAGAACGAAGATCCCGGGGGGGTTCGGCGCGCGGCGGGTCATGTCGACCAGCACGGTGTCGCCGTCGAGCAGCGTCGGCGCCATGCTGTCGCCTTCGACGTGCATGATGCGCAGCTGCGACGGGCTGGCCTTGAGGCTGCCCTTTATCCAGGACCGGCGGAAATGATAGGCGCGGCCGGGGGTGTCGTGATCCTCGGTCACCACCGCGCCACCACCCATCGACGGGCGCGGACTGGCGTGTGCTATCGCAACGAATGTCTCGTCAGGGTTCTCGATGAAGGGCGGTTCCCCCTCGACCTCGCCGATGCCGTGGATCAGCCATTCCCTCTCAACCTTCAGCACGCGGGCGACCTCGGCCAGCTTGTCGATGCCGGGGCGGGCTGAGCGCCCGCGCAGTATGTCATAGACGAAGGATCGATTGACCCCGGCCATTTCTGCGACATGAGCGGGGCTGAGCCCGAGTTGCTGAGCGCGGGCGCGGAGGCGGTCAGAGAGCGTGTGATGCTCGGTCATGTTTTCCCCAGAGGGCTGTGGATCAAATAGGATAAAACAGGATTGATCGGAGCGCGTCAAGGATTTAGAACAAACCCTAAACATTCAATAGCAGGAATCGGGGGTCAGATGGAGATCGAGAAGGCGTATTTTACTCTGCCGGAGATCCTGGATCGCTGGTCCATCTCCGAGGCCGACCTGATCTATCTGGCGGAGAACGACAAGCTGCGGCTGTCGGTACGTGTCTTCGGTGTGCCGTTGGAACTGGGTGACTACGAGGAAACCCATGAGGGCGAGCACTTTCGGGTTCCGACCGAGCAGAGCTATTACAATGGTTTGCTCGAACTGCATGCGCGGGACGTCTTTCAGATGTTTCGTGCTGCCGAGTTGACAGTGAGCGACTTCCGCACGCCCGGGTCCGACTACGCTTCGATCTGGGGAGATCGAGAAGGCGTTCCTTTGACCATTGAGGATCTGTTGCTAAGACGCGAGGAACGTGATCGTTTTGAGGCCGAGACCGGGTTTTCAGGCGCAGAGACCGGACCGCAGCTGCCGGTCTTCAGCGCGTCACCTGACTATCACGAGGTGCGCTGCGGCGGGCACCAGTTCCGCCTTGGCCCGATCCAGGCGCAGGTTGTCCGTGCGCTGCATGAGGCTGCCCGCCGCGGTGAGCCTTGGCAGAGCGGCAAGGCGATCCTGTCGGCGGCGGGCTCGAAGAGCCTGAAGATGTCCGACGTGTTCAAGTCCCAGAAGCAGTGGCGCTCGCTGATCGAATCGAACGGTCGCGGCAACTACCGTCTGAACTGCGGCTGATTCCAACCCATCCCGTTCCGGCACGTGCGTCCCTCCGGCTCCACAGTGGGATGCGCCGGGGGATGAGAGTGGGATGGCAATCCCCCGCCAAGGCGTTCGCCGCAGAGTTGCAAGGCTCAAACTGATCCCCCTCCGTATCCCACTTCGATCCTGACGACATCCCACAGCAGGATTTCGCATCTTCCTCCCAACGCAGCGAGCGACAGGAGACGAAGATGCAGCTCAAACACCTCAATCAGAAAGAACTGGCCCGGCGGTGGAACATCTCGCACCGCACGCTCGAGCGGTGGCGGTGGGCCGGTGAAGGCCCGCAGTTCATGAAGCTGGGCGGCCGTGTGGTTTACCGCATGGAGGATATCACCGCGTTCGAACAGGATCAGCTGCGCCACAGCACCGGCGCTGATGCGCATGCTGGTGCCGCATGATGGTCCGCCTTGATGGTTTTTCGGCCGACCGGGTGGTGCCGTTCTGCGCGGCTGCCGGTCTGGACGAGGTCGGGTTTTGCGCATGGATCGCGCAGGCCGAGCCCGGCGAGACGCTGATCTATCACCGCGGGTTTCTGGCGGTGGATGCCACGGCAGTTCTCTCGAAGCTGCCTGCCGACCGTCAGCGCGCCTTGCGCCAGGTCGCGGCCGCCGCCCTCCGCGCGGCCGAGGAGAACCTCGTCCATCTCGTCCAGGCGCGGATCGGACCCGACCACTTCGCCTACATCGCCATCGCTCGGCCCAAACCCCGATCCAGCGGTGCGGCTCTGTCGGTGCGCCTGCTCGAGGCCGCGTGATGCTCGCATTTCAATCCTCTTTCACCGATCACGGAGACCCTTTCATGCCTTTCCCCGAAAACACGCCCACGCCGGACGATCTACCATCGCTCAGCGCCGCCGAGATTGCCGCGCTGCCGGTCGAGTTGCTGGCAATCCTGCAACGCGAGATCGACGAGCGCCTGAAGCGCGACAAGGCGGCCAAGACCCGCTTCGATGCCGGACTGGCCGTTCGCTACGCCACCCGCGCCGCCGAGGAACGGCAGTTGCTGGCCAAGGATACCGGCACCGTCCGCTTCGACGATGGCGATTTCACCGTCGTCGCCGATCTTCCGAAGCGGGTGGATTGGGATCAGGACCGACTGGCCGCCATGGTCGCAAGGATCCGCGATGCCGGGGATGATCCAGCCGAATATGTCGATCTCGCCTACAAGGTGCCGGAGCGCAAATACGCGGCCTGGCCCGAGGCCATCCGGCAGGGTTTCGAGCCCGCGCGCACCGTCCGTTCCGGCACGCTCAAGGTCGAGATCCTCGCACAGGGGGCTGACCAGTGAGCCTCCCCATCATCAGCGCCGACCAGCGGTTGGCGGAGCCGCGCGGCATCAAGGGCTGCATCTTCGGCAAGAGCGGAATTGGCAAAACCTCCCTCCTTTGGACGCTCGATCCCGATCGCACCTTGTTCATGGATCTTGAAGCGGGCGATCTCGCCATCGAGGGCTGGGCAGGTGACAGCATCCGTCCTCGCACATGGACGGAATGCCGGGATTTCGCGGTGTTCATCGGCGGGTCCAACCCGGCGCTGCGGGACGAGCAGCCCTACAGCCCGGCGCACTACAAAGCCGTCTGCGATCGCTTCGGCGACCCGACAGCACTGGACCGCTACGACACGATCTTCGTCGACTCGATCACCGTCGCGGGCCGGCTGTGTTTCGGATGGTGCAAGGGCCAGCCGGAGGCACTGTCGGAGAAGACCGGCAAGCCGGATGTGCGCGGGGCCTACGGGCTGCACGGCCGTGAGATGATCGGTTGGCTCACGCATCTGCAGCACACGCGGGCCAAGAACGTCTGGTTCGTCGGGATCCTCGACGAGAAGCTCGACGACTTCAATCGCAAGGTCTTCCAGCCGCAGATCGACGGCTCAAAGACCGGGCTCGAGCTGCCGGGGATCGTAGATGAGGTGATCACCATGGCGGAGCTGAAGGCCGACGGCGGCGATCCGTACCGCGCCTTCGTCTGCCAGACGATCAACCCCTGGGGCTTCCCGGCCAAGGATCGCTCCGGCCGCCTGGCACAAGTCGAAGAACCCCATCTCGGCCGCCTGATGGCGAAGATCCGGACGCCCGCAATACCAGCACCCGACCGGCTGACTTACGCCCCGCTGCCCGCCGATCCGGCGGCCGCCGACCAATCCCAACCGCAATCCTGAAAAAAGAAGGAGGTTCCCCATGGGTTCCTGGAACGATTTCAACGACGCGCAAAGCAACACCAACCTCATTCCCAAGGGCACGCTGGCCAAGGTCCGTCTGACCATCCGCCCCGGCGGTTTCGACGATGCCTCGCAGGGCTGGACCGGCGGCTATGCCACGCGCGGCTCGACTGGCGCGGTTTATCTCAACGGTGAGTTCACCGTGACGGAAGGCCAATATGCCCGGCGCAAGATCTTCACGCTGATCGGGCTCTACAGCCCGAAGGGGCCGGACTGGACCAACATGGGCCGCAGCCTCGTGCGTGGCATGCTGAACTCGGCGCGGGGGATTTCCGACAAGGACATGTCGGCCGAGGCGCAGGCAGCGCGGCGGATCAGTGGGTTTGCCGATCTCGACGGGATCGAGTTCATCGCGCGTATCGATATCGGCACCGATGCAAGCGGTGACGACAAGAACGAGATCCGCAGCGCGGTCACGCCTGACCATCGCGATTATGCGCAGGTCATGGGCGCGGCACCGTCGCAGGGTCTTCAGCAACCCGCCGCCAATACAGCACCCGCGCCGCAACCTGCCGCCGCACCTGTGCCGGGTCGCCCGGCATGGGCGCAGTAAGGGGCAGCGCCATGCGCCTTCGTCCGCGCCAAAGCCTCTTCGTGGAGCGCAGCCTTGCTGCGCTCTGCGATCATGGCAACACGCTCAGCATCGCCTCGACCGGCTTCGGCAAGACGATCGCGCTCTCCGCCGTCGTTGCGCGTTCCATCGAGGGCAGCGGCGCGAAGGCCTGCATTCTCGCCCATCGCGATGAGCTGACGTCGCAAAACCGCAGCAAGTTCGCCCGTGTCGCGCCCGAGATCACCACCTCGGTCGTCGATGCCGGGAGCAAGGATTGGGTCGGTCAGGCGACCTTCGCCATGGTGCCGACGCTGACTCGTCCCGGCAATCTCAAGGGGATGCCCGCGCTTGATCTGCTGGTGATCGACGAGGCGCACCACGCAATCGCCGACAGCTATCGCCGGATCATCGACCGGGCTCGGAACACCAATCCCGACTGTCGGATTTTCGGCGTCACCGCCACGCCCAACCGGGGCGACCGTAAAGGCCTGCGCGAGATTTTTGACAATGTGGGCGACCAGGTCCGGCTGGGTGAGCTGATTGCCTCGGGTCATCTCGTCCCACCTCGCACCTTCATCATCGACGTCGGCGTTCAGGACCAGTTGCGCGCGGTCCGTAAGACCGCCTCGGATTTCGACATGAACGAGGTGGCGGGCATTATGAACCGCGCCCCGGTCACCGACGAGGTGATCCGGCACTGGCGCGAGAAAGCCAGCGACCGGCCTACGGTCGTCTTCTGCTCCACCGTCGCTCATGCCGAGAACGTCGCCGCGGCGTTCAATGACGCCGGTATCGCGGCCGCTGTCATCCATGGGGATCTGGAACGGGCAACCCGGCGCAGGATCCTGGCCGCCTATGCCTCTGGTGAAATCCGGGTGATCGTCAACGTCGCCGTGCTCACGGAAGGCTGGGACCATCCGCCGACCTCCTGCGTCGTGCTGCTGCGACCCTCGTCTTACAAATCCACCATGATCCAGATGATCGGCCGCGGTCTGCGCACGGTTGATCCGGAGGAATACCCGGGCGTCGTCAAGACCGACTGCATCGTGCTGGATTTCGGGACGTCCAGCCTGACGCACGGCACGCTGGAACAGGATGTCGACCTGGACGGCCGCGAACCGGTGCCCGGACCAGCTCCGAGCAAGACTTGCCCGGAATGCGAGGCGCAGATCCCGCTCGCCGTCACCGAATGCCCATTCTGTGGCGCTGACCTGTCACGGGAGATTTCGGCACCGATCGACAGTTTCATCATGTCCGAGATCGACCTGCTGAAACGCTCCAGTTTCGAATGGGTCGACCTCTTCGGCGACGATGCAGCCCTGATGGCCAACGGGTTCAACGCCTGGGGCGGGATCTTCTTCCTTGAGGGCCGCTGGCATGCTGTCGGCGGCGGCAAAGGTCAGGCGTCCCGGTTGCTTGGTATGGGCGAACGTACGGTCTGTCTAGCGCAGGCCGATGACTGGCTGAACACCCATGAAACCGACGAGAGTGCCTTCAAGTCGAAAAGCTGGTTGAAACAGGCCGCGACCGAAAAGCAGCTGCGATATCTGCCGCCCGAGTGTCGTCATGACTTCGGTCTGACCCGCTACCGAGCTTCTGCGCTGATGACCTTCAAATTCAACAAGCGCGAGATCCGACAGTTGGTCGGCAAGGCCGCCCCGTCCCTCGTGAGGGCCGCGTGAGCCATGTCGCGCAAATCTCATCCCCGGCCGAACCGGCTTCGGATTGCCCGGGCTTTGACCACCTCTGGCATCCGCGCGGCACACTCTGCGCCGTCTGCATGTCCCGCACCCGTGGCTTCGGCTGGTTCGATCCGCACCTGCCACGCGGCAAACGCACATATCTGTCACATCCCGGCAGGTAGTATGGCTGTTTTTTAAACAACTCTGGTTTGAGTTTGTGCCAGTCCTTCATGGCTTGCAAGGGCGCTTTACTGCCCAAGGCTGACTGCGGGAGCTGCTGGTTGT